CGTTTGATATTCTGGTATGTCTTACAGATTAACTTTAAGCTAGAGCAATTCTATTGCACCGCTACACAGGCCAGAGCCAATTGCGCTCCCGGCTCATTAGAGGACGTAGGGCGCTTTGCTGGCGCATCTATGCGTAAGGATCACCGAGGCAGTCAATTGATCCGTCTGCTATCCATTCCACGCGCTGATGGCTCGTTTGGCACTGAACCTGAGCTGATGGCTGAGATGATTGCTTATTGCGAGCAAGATGTCAAAGTTATGCGATTGGTTAGCCAATCCATGCGCCCGCTGTCACCGGATGAGTTGCTCGATTACCATATCAATGAGAAGATTAACGACAGAGGCGTACTGGTTGATGTACGACTTGCAGAGGCCGCCTTGCGCTATGCCTCTACCGAGCTAGGCGAGATCGAGAACTTGGTAGATGAGATTACGCAGGGCGAGATCACTAGCGTTAGAAGTTCCAAGATGAAACAATGGGTGATGGCTCGCGTAGGCGAGGATGCCCTCAAATTGATGGAGAAATATAAAGATGGCGAGAAAAAATATAGTATTGATAAAACAGTCCGCGCCAACCTCCTTATCTTTGCTGATGAGAACCCAGATCAAGTTCCCACCGATGTCGCAGACGTTATCCAATGTGCGGACGATCTCTGGGCGTCATCGGTTGCGAAGTTCAGCCGCCTTGCACAGCTTTCTGATGAGGAGGATCACCGAGTTCGCGGCGCGTTTGTCTTTGCTGGCGGGAGCGCCACAGGTCGCGCTTCCTCGTATGGAGCGCAAGTCCACAATTTCACTAGAAAATGCGTTAAACAACCTGATCTTGTTAGAGCAGCAATGGTTGATGGAAAAAGCATTGTTCCAGAATTCGGAAAACGTGTCACCGATGTCCTCAAGGGGATGCTCAGACCTACACTGATACCAGCCAAGGGTAAATACCTAGTCGTAGCTGATTGGTCTGGCATTGAGGCGCGCTGCAATCCTTGGTTGTCAAATCAGCCTGACGCTGATACTGTATTGGACGTATTCAGAAAGAATAGGGACATCTATGTTAGGGAAGCTGCGAGTATATTTAGCTGTTCAGAAGATGAAGTTACTGATAGCAAAAGACAGATTGGAAAGGTCGCTATCCTTTCATGTGGTTATGGTGGTGGCATTGGTGCTTTTGCTGCGATGGGTCGTAACTATGGAGTGGTACTTCCCGAATCCGATGCTCGGCGTACCGTTAATGCGTGGCGTCGCGCAAACTCTTGGGCTGTAAGATATTGGCAAGATTTAGAAGAAGCCTATACCGCAGCTCTGCGTAATCCGGGCTACGAATTCTCTGCTGGCCGCATCGTTTATATGTATGACAGACAACATCTTTGGTACGCACTTCCGTCTGGAAGGGTGTTATGCTATCCCTATGCCAAGCTCGACTCGGAGGGGGTTACTTACGCCAAAGCTGCGTGGAAACCGGCTGCCGACGCTACAGAATGGCCAAGGGCTAGACTATGGAAAGGCCTTGCGTGTGAGAACATTACTCAAGCTGTTGCTAATGATTTATTGCGTCATTCTTTACGCCAGTTGGATAATGTTGTTCTTCATGTCCACGATGAGATCGTGGTAGAAACTGATAGCCCAGATGAGATCATTAAAGAAATGACGGCGGTGATGTGTACGCCTCCAGATTGGTGTAAGGAGTTACCCTTAAATGTAGAAGTAAAAGCCATGCTTCGGTATGGGAAGTAGTAAACTGATCGTCCAATAAAAGCAAAAGGCCTGACCCCGATAAGAGCCAAGCCTTTTTAATCAAAACAAACTAGAGGATTTGCATGACTGCGCTGAGTATAACAAATATTGAATTCGTTGAGTACCTCACTAAACTAGCCGCCCAAGGCGAAACCTTTATAATAGTGCGACAAAAGCCTGTTATGGTCGATGGCAATCAAGCCATGCACAATGACGGCACTTTGAAATACAGTTGGCCAGCGTTCTTGCCTGAGCGTTACAAGCCTACTGGAGCTTGGTATGGCAACACTGGCTCATTCATTATTGATCGCTTTCAAGACGGCAAAATCTCTGCTTCAGCCGCCAACTGCGAATTTGTTTTAGTGATGGTGTTAGATGACATCGGCACTAAATCTAAAATTCCTACCATTGAGCCTACATGGATCATGGAAACTTCCCCTGATAATTACCAGTGGGGCTATGTATTTGATTGCGAGGCCGCGCCAACCAAGGGTGAGTTCACTGCTGCGATCAAAGCGATTGCGGATGCTGGCTTTACTGATGGTGGGGCTATCAACGCAGTGCGTAACTTTCGCTTGCCCGGCTCAGTCAATCTCAAGCCCGGCAAAGAACATTTTGCTTCTAAGCTCATTGAGTTCCATCCAGAGCGCGAGTTTACCTTAGATCAAATTTGTGATGCGCTAGGCGTCAATCCAGAGGAGGCGGACACTGCCTCAGTGCGCTCAATCCATCTTAAAGACGATGGCGATGATGACATCTTGCAGTGGATTGATGACAATGGAATGTTATTAGAAAACGCCAATCAGTCTGGTTGGTATGGCGTGGTTTGTCCTAATTCTAATGAGCATAGCGACGGCAATCCAATGGGTCGTTACCATCCGGTCAATCGTGCCTACTGCTGCTACCATGAGCATTGCGCTGGCTTTGGCTCACGCGAGTATCTGGCGTGGGCTTTTGAAAATGGCGCTGCCAAGCATGAGCCGGGTGTTCGCCCAGAGCTATTGACCAATGCGTTCGTTAAAGCATTAGAAAAGATTACCCCATCCAAAATGTTTGAGCTGACACCTGAGAAGATGCTGGCTGAAGTCGAGCGCAAGGAGCTTGGGCGCATAGAAAAGGAAGAATGGTACGACAGGTTCGCATACATCCAATCGGATGATTCTTACTATGACCTCGTTGAGCGCAACGATATTGGGCGCGGTACATTCAATGCTATTTATCGGCATATTTCATGCAAATCTATTCATACTGGCCGTCGCGTTGAGGCGTCAGTATCCTATGATGAGAACCGTCAAGCCCATGCAGCCAAAATACTGACCGGTTTAACCTATGCCGCTGGCGATACAGCTTTGGTATGGAAAAGTGGTGAGTTGTTTGGTAATCGCTGGACTGATGGCCGCCCTGCCATTACATCAAAAAGTGGAAATATTAGCCCTTGGATTAACCATTGCGAACATCTTGTACCAAACGAATCAGAGCGCAATCACGTTTGGGATATGATGGCATTCAAGCTCCAAAATCCTACAACCAAGATCAATCATGCAGTGCTGCACGTTGGCGATGAGGGTTGCGGTAAGGATTTGATGTGGATGCCGTTCATCTGGTCAGTCTGCGGTAGCGATTCCAAGAACTTATCTATTGTGGATAGCGATAAGCTGCAATCCAATTTCACTTACCATCTTGAAGCTGAAGTCTTGGTACTTAATGAGTTGAAAGAGCCAGACTCGGCAGCTCGTAGAGCATTGGCTAACAAACTCAAGCCTATCATTGCTGCGCCACCTGATATGCTGGACATCAATCGCAAGGGCAAAGACCCATACAAGATGGCCAATCGTTTGTTTGTTTTAGCGTTCTCTAACGAGCAAATACCTATCAGCTTATCTTCACAAGATCGCCGTTGGTTTTGCATTAACTCTGAAGCACAACCAATGGAACGCATTAAGCCCGGTTCTGGTCTTGCGCTATACAACTGGTATAGGCAAGGCAACTTCGAGCATATTGGTGCATGGCTGCATAGTCGTGACGTATCGAAATTCAATCCGGGTGCAGCTCCAGCTATGACAGAATTTAAACTGAACTTGCTAGAGTCTGGCATGAGTAGCCTTGAGTCCACTATTGTTGAGATGATCCGTCACCGCGCTGGTGAGTTTGCTAGGGGCGCAATTGGCTCACCATTCCATCATGTATGTGACCGGATTGCTGATCTTACTGGCCTTGGCCGTAGCAAAGTACCGCAGTCTGCATTGCTTCATGCGCTTAAAGAAGCTGGTTGGATTGATTGTGGCCGCATTGCATCGGCTGACCAACCGAACAAGAAGCGTATCTTTGCTGATCCTGAGGTAGCTAAAACTCATAGCAAGTCAGAGCTGCGCCGTATGATTGAAGCGCCACCTGAACCAAAGGCAGTGGTACTAGACATAAAGAGAAGTGCCTAGTAACATGGGCTATACCCCCCAGCCCAAACGCTTGGGCTAGAATATATTTAAGGATACGGATATGAGTACACCAACACGCAACGATTCAGGTTCAATTAAATATACGAATCTTTCTTCGGCTGGTAAAGCTATGGGTTCAAAGGGCGGTAAGTCCAACTCTGAAGCTAAAGTTAAAGCAGCAAGAGAGAACGGTAAACAGGGCGGCGGTCACACGCCCAAGTAAAGAGTTGTACTCTCCTCTTAGGGGGCGAAAGCATTTAATTCCAATGCGTTGTGAGGACGTAGCCGATTAAGAAAATGTGAGTAGCCCCCGCTTTTTCCCTGTAAAACCTTAAAATCGTCATTTTTTGGGTAAAATGCTGCACTGCTTCCTTTACATAATATCCCAAAATCAGCTAAACCCTTGATTTATATAGACTTTATCCATTATTTATACGCAAGGCGCGCGGCTTTACAATCCGGCCGGCGTGGCTTTACAATCCGGCCGGCGTGGCTTTACAATCCCTAATTTTTTAATGAATGACGCGGGCGCGAATGGCCGCGCCGCCTAAAATAAGCGCCGGCCATTAAATAGCGCGGGCGATACTCTCGCAATAATCCCGCCCGCCTGATAACGGCCGCGATACTTGCGACAATAGCCCGCTAAGGGCGCGGCAATGCCGGCGGCCTCTTAGCTATTGCGAAAATAGAAAAGCCGGCACAAGGCCGGCAAGGGTTTATTTTTTGCTTATTGGTGATCCCATAATTTAGATAAATACTTAAGGGCGGCCAGCTCGCGCCGGTTTAATCCCTTATCGCTTTTTATGTTTTTATCATGTAACCGGTTTAATTTATTCCTAAGCAATAACCGGTTAAGGGCTAAATTCGTGCCGCGTAAATTTTGCATTCTCATGGTTTAACCCTCTACACTTAACCAAAAATTGCCCTTTAGGGCTTCGCGGCGCTCTCTTGCGTCGATAATCTCGCGCCTATATTCGCGCAATTTATCTGTTAACGCGTCGCAAATTGCGCCCTTTAGATCAATGCCCGCCCGGCGTTGCGCCTTGATAGCGGCTATCAGGCCGCGCGCTGTTTGCCGGGCGTCGGCAATGGCCGCCGCTATGTTTTCGGCTTCTTGCTCGGCTTGAAATTGTGCGTCGGCTTCGCGCTCTTGCTCGGCTTCGCGCTCGGCTATATGGTCAGCAATGCGCGCCGCGTCATATACGGCCGCGTCATGCTCTATATTTTGGGGGTCATTCGGCGCAAATTGCCCCCGGCTAAAGTAAATCGTGGCCGTATCGCTATCAGAATAAGCAATGGCCGGGCAAATAAGAGCGCCCCGGCTTGTTTTAATCTTGACAATATATGGCTTAATCAATTCGTGCTGAAAATTGTCGGCATAATAGCCGGTATATTGATAAGCGCGCGGCGCGATATCTTGCAAGGGCGTCGCGTCATAACCCCGCAAATTTTCGGCGCATAAATCCCCGGCCGCGTTGTAATGGTTTGCCGTATCATAACGGCGATAACCGGGGCGAGCATATTTCACCTGATAATCTAGCGCTGATTTATACGCCCCGGCGGGGTTATGTTTTTGCCATTCGGCCGCGCGTTTTTTGACGGCGGCAAGGCGTGACTCTAAATAAAAATTGATCTTGTGCATGGTTTAACCCTCTAGAATTAAAACCGGGCAAAATTACCCGCCAAAAAACCCGGCGCAACGGCCGGGCATTTTAACTGATAATTTTAGAATTCAAATTCTAATTGCTTGGGGTTTACGGCTTCGGCCGGCGGCGGCAATAAGGCCGCGCGTATCGCGTTTATTTGCTCGCACAATTCGCGCAAGTTATAAGTAGTAAAAACAATCCCGCCGCCAAATTGCTTATTATGGTATTTTTTCCCGCCTAATTTGCGCGCCCTTGCGAGCGCTAAGTTATATTTTTGCGTGATCTTATCTAACCCTAAATAGCCCTCTAAATCGTTCGGAACGGTAAAACTCAAAAAATGGCAAATATAGCGCGGGTTGCCGTTAACGTCATTATTTGCCCTTGTAAAATCTTCGGATGTAATCATTTTAATTTATACCTTTTTCAGTTAAATAAGCCGCAATTATTTCATCTATATCTTCGGATTTTGGCTTGATAATCCCGCTTTTTATAATATCTTGCACAATATCAGCAACGCGCCACCGGCTTTCAGCGCGCGGGCTATCTTCTAAACTATCGCCAATTTGCCACGCGCATTCTATTGCTATCTCAATAAGTGAATATTCTTTCATTTTCTTACGCCCCTTGGATAAAGTTTATTTTTACTAATTCGAGCTTGCGCCGGTCATATTCAATATGCTTTTTTAATTCAGCGCGGGCGCATTCCTCGGGGGTTTTATTGGCATATAAGGGGGCTTGATCTTCCCTAAGGCCGCCTAATACGGCGTCAAAATACTGAAAATAAACAGTTGCCAAGGGCTTAGAGGCCGCGCGTAAATATTCGACGGCTTCACCTATACAAGTATCAGCACAATACAGCGAGCTATTGGCTTCACTATCAAGCGCTCGATTATCGAGCAATTCATATATAAGCGCTTGCGCCGCTTGTAATTTTTCTATCATTTTAGGATTTTCCATTTTTATGCCGCCTTTTCTGTTAAATTTAATTGAATGGCCATTTTTTCAATTTGCGCCCATGCTATCGAATGACATCCGACAATTAAGGTAATGCCGTCGAATGAATTAAAACGATACGCGCCCAAATTGATAGAATGCAAGCCGGCTTCTAGTTTGTTGCCGGTACGTTTAGCGCGCAACAATAGCGGCCACAATGCGAGCGCGTCGGCCACCGGAATATTCGCGCCCCGGCTTGTTTGTATTTGCTCGCCCTTAATTCTTAATAGGGTATCGCAATAATTAAAATTATTTTGCGGCACATTCTCGCCCGCTTGCCATAAGGTCAGGCGCTCGCTTGCGTCAAGGGCGGCGGCCTTTTCATATTCAGCGCGGCGAATTGCGGCCTTTTCATTACGTTTTATTAGGGCTTCGCTGATATATTCGCGCGCTTTTTCTTCCGGTATTGTGGCCAATAGCCACGCCGGGCGGGCAATTTTTAACGCGTCACAATACGCGGCGGCCGCGCTTGTTTGCATATTTATTTCAACGGCCAAATTGCCGCGCGTCATTTTATGGGTTTTTTCGTCAAAATCTCGACGCAAGCGGGCGGCGGCGTTTTCCCATATTTTTAAATTGTGGTCAGCGTTGCGCGTTACATCGTCGCAATATATAACGGCATATTTTGACGGAATAGCGGCGCGAATAACGCCCTTATGCTTTCCGGTTGATGATGAATAGCCCCGGTTAGTGAATAAAACGATATCGCCGTATTCAGGCGCGAAGCGGGCAACCGGAAAATGACGGCCGTATGAATAGATCACGCCGCTTTCAAAAAATACGCGGCTTGCGCGGCCTTCATATTGTGATTGTGACGCCCAAATATGCGCGCATTCTGAATGGCTAGAAAATACAGTTTTCATATTAAAACCCCCCCTAAGATTGCGGCGGCAATCATGCCGCCAAGAATTGCGCCCATAATGCAAGCGCCCAAAAAATCCAAAACTGTTATTTTTTTGTTTTCCATTTTTGATACCCCTTATAGGTCATATTGTCAAAGTGTTGCGATAGCTAGATTTTACCCCCAAAACTTTTAGCCTGTAAAGCTATTTGTTGCAATATTTTTAAGTTATTTTTGCTTAGGGTTTACCCTAATAAAACTATGGGTCATAAGGTATAAAAACATAGCCCTAAAAAGGGCAATTTGCAGGGCGTCAAAATGACCTAGGTCAGATTGTCAGGCGGGCGGGTTTAAGGGTTTATTTTTAAGGGTTTGTAATGGGTCATAATTTTGCTTAAATTTTGAGCATATAGGTCATTGTTGGGTCATGCAAAAATAGGGCGTTGACCTATGGCAAGGGCTATATGGGGCGGGCTTGGGGTTAGTGTTATGGGTTAAATAGGTTATCGGATCTTATACACTCATAAACTTTTAATAATATACTGTATATATATACAGTAGTTATATTGCGGTACTGTAGGTATAGGTTTGCTGATTACAATTTAACCCATGTTTACGCAATGATAAGCGGCCATACTTTGGGGGTTAAGTGCTAAAAGGTGAATTTTGATCTCGCCGCCCTTTAGCTTTAAATTTTCAGCGCCCCGGCTATCAGCTAACAGTTTTCCCGCTTTATTCTTAATGGCAATTTGACCTATTATTATTTGACATAATACCGGTTATACGCAAGCCGTCAGCTTTAAGCAAAATCTATAGGGGGTTTTTTTGCCTATCAAAATCGAAAAAGGGGGTCATTACTTTATACCCACCGCATGGGGGCGCTTTTTAGAACACAGCACTATGCAAAAAAGTCTTTTACAAAACCCCAAAAAAATTTTAGGAAATTTAAAACTATGTTAGTAAGCACTAACTTAATAGCTAAAATCAACCAGTTTGCACTTTATAGGGTTTGTGCTAAGATCAAGCATCTTTAACTTTTAGGGGGTTCTATGCGTCGATTTACACCTGACCCTCTGTTCTATTCTATTGAGTACAAAGCTACCAGAATTAGAGCGACAGAAGATGAAATTGAAAGAATTTACGATGCCGCGTTCTGCGGATTAACCGGTGATACTTTGGCTATTAAGGCAGGGTTTCTACCTAAAGAATTTGCCATTTTGTGCCAATCTGACCCACAAGCAGAATTAGCGGCTATTCAGGGTAAAGCTGATAATGAAGCGCAAATTAGCACTGCACTCAATCGCAATGCTTTGGGCGGTGACACTAAAGCAGCGTTAGAAATACTCAAGCATAAGCATGGCTGGGTTGCTGCCAAACCAGAAGGTGAAGCCAATCAAGAAATTCGCATTATTGTGGAAAATACGCTACCTGATCCAACCCAGAAAAAATAATGGCAGATACCCGCAGGGTTAAATTACCGGTGTTACATTCAGGGCAAGAAGCCCTGTTTTTACAGCAAGAAAGGCTAAATGTCACTCGCTGCGGACGGCGCTGGGGTAAGACACGCTTTTTAGAATGGCTTGCAGCCAGAGGCGGAAGTAATGGCCTGTCCGTTGGCATTTTCGCGCCCGAACACAAACAGCTTGCCGAGCCTTGGGATCACCTGCGCGATATGCTTGATCCCATCGTCAAAAGTGCCAACCGCAATGACGGTACGATCAAATTGATCGGCGGCGGTAAGATCGACTTCTGGGCATTAAACGATAATGAACTGGCCGGGCGGGGGCGCGAGTATGACCTAACGCTGATCGACGAAGCGGGGTTCACCAAGTCACCTCAGATGAAAGAGGAGATTTGGTACAAGTCCATCAAGCCAACCATGCTGACAACTCGCGGGATTGCATGGGTATTCAGTACGCCCAATGGCGTAGACCCCGACAACTTCTTCTGGGCAGCGTGTAATGATGAAGGGATGGGCTTTAGTTCCTTCCATGCGCCTACCAGTACAAACCCTTATGTTCCGCTTGATGAGTTGGAACGCGAGCGCGTCCGCAACCACCCAATGGTGTTCCGCCAAGAGTATCTGGCCGAGTTCGTTGACTGGTCTGGAGTGGCGTTCTTCTCAATTGATAAATTGCTGGTAAACCAACAGCCAGTACCCTACCCTGATAGATGCGATGGCGTGTACGCCGTAATGGATTGCGCGGTCAAAGGTGGCAAAGAGCATGACGGAACAGCCATCGTCTACTGCGCGATGAACGCCCACTTGGGTATTCCGATCACCATCCTTGATTGGGACATCGTTCAAATCGACGGAGCGCTGCTCGAAACGTGGATTCCTAGCGTGTTCAGCCGACTAGAAGAATTGGCCAAAGTGACCCGCGCCCGACATGGCGTGGTGGGTACATTCATTGAAGATACGGCTGCTGGCTCGATCCTCTTGCAACAAGGCCGCAATCGAGGCTGGAATGTGCATGAGATTGATAGCAAATTAACGCAAGCGGGTAAAGACGAGCGAGCAATCAGCGTGTCGGGCTACTATCATCAAGAAAAAATTAAGATTAGCCAGTGGGCATACGACAAAGTAGTTAAATTTAAAGGCCAATCGCGCAATCACTTACTAAATCAATTGGCATCGTTTAGAATTGGGGACAAAGACGCCGCCAAAAGATCGGATGACTTATTGGACGCAGCGATATATAGTATTGCGATTGGTGTGGGCAACAAACTTGGGTTCTAAAGGAATAGATAATGGCCGAAATCAGCGTAAATAGCAGCAATTTACCTTCACAACTAATGCAACTGCTAAATGCTGATGCAATTGAGCCGGGTACACCTGCGGGCTACGAGCTTTGCAAAATCATCTTTGAATACCACCCGCTGTCAGCCAAAATCATTGAAAAGCCAATCGTATTGGCGCTATCCAAACCCCGCGTCATTACGGTGGATATGCAGCCAAAAGAAATGCTCATCAAAGCCTTTATGGATGAATGGCATAACCTAGATGTAACCAACATCATTCGTGACGTAACCTTTTTGAAGCGCACCTACGGCGTGGCCGCTGTAGTCTTTGGCGCTGAAGGCATACCGACTGACCAGCCAATTGATCCTTGGTTGTTGCCTGACTTAAATATCTACATTAATAAGCTCGATCCATTGAACTTGGCTGGTTCAACAGTCACCAACCAGAATCCGAACGCGCCTGACTTCCAACAGCCTAAAGCCTTTATTACTGCTGCCGGTCAACCGTATCACCCAAGTCGCAGTTGTATTGTGTTTAACAACACGCCGATCTATTTGGCATTCCAATCTTCAGGCTTTGGCTTTACTGGCCGTTCTGTATTCCAGCGCGCCCTGTACCCTCTCAAATCATTCGTTCAGTCAATGATTACTGACGATATGGTGACAACGAAAGCGGGTCTTTTGATTATTAAACAAAAAGCCGCTGGGTCAATTGTCAATCGGCTGATGCAACAAGCATCGGGTATTAAACGCGGATATCTACAACAAGGTACAACTGGTAACGTATTGTCCATTGACGTAGATGAAGATATTGAGTCTATTGACCTAAACAATACCGATACAGCGATGACTACCGCGCGCGACAACATTATCGCCAACATCGCTGCTGCAACTGACACCCCTGCCCTACTGCTTAAAGATGAAGCCTTTACTAATGCCTTCGCTGAAGGTACTGAGGACTCTAAAGCTATTGCCCAGTATGTCACTGGTATTCGTAATGACATGAGAAGCCTGTTTGATTTCTTTGACAAGATCGTAATGCACAGAGCTTGGAATAAGCAGTTCTTTGAGGCGGTGCAAAATAAGTACCCTGACATTTATGCCAATAAGACCTACGAGGAAACTTTCTACTTGTGGAAAGACGCCTTCAAGCCCTCTTGGGAAAATCTCATTGAGGAAACCCCAAGCGAGAAGGTCAAGATCGAAAAAGTCAAATTAGAGGGTATGACTGAAATGTTGCGTACCCTATTGCCAGTCATTAATCCAGAAAACCGAGCATTGGCGATTCAGTGGGCGCAAGACAACTTGGCTGAGATGCCTGAGATGTTCAAATCCACCATGCAGCTCGATATTGATGAAATTGCTGAGTACGAACCACCTGTACCCCTCTCCGCACCGACTGAGCCACCAAGTAAGGAATAAGCGTGACATTCTACGAATGCCTCACTGCGGCAATCAATGATTTCATGCGTTATGGCTTTGATAGCCAAAAACGCATAGATTCTTGGATAAAAAAGCTCCGAGAATCGGCTGTAAAATCACTAATTACAGAAAAACAGATGCAAAAAGATATTGAACGCTCTTTGCACACTGCTTTTAACCGTTTAGTGACCAAAGGCGGCCTTGTCAAAGAAGGCGTGGATAAGTTCACTGTTGAGAAGCTATCGCCTAAAATGCGGGCAGAATTAGACCGTCGCATCATGGCAAGCGCCAAATTGATCCAATTTAATCGCGAAGAAACGATTAGCAATACACTGCGCCGCTTCGCGGGGTGGGCTACCTCAATTCCGATTGGTGGAACAGAGGCCGTAGATAAAGTCGCAGAGAAAAAAGCCATTCGTAAAGATTTGGCTATGATGCCGTTCAAAGAACGCCGCGTTGTAATTGACCAGACTCACAAATTGATTGCTAATATTCGTGACATTGTGGCAGTTGATGGCGGAGCAATCGCGGGTAAATGGCATAGCAACTGGAAGCAATCAGGCTATGACTATCGCGAAGATCACAAGGAACGTGACCAGAATATTTATCTCATTAAAGGTAACTGGGCATCGGAAAAAGGATACATCAAGCCGATAAGTGGATATACTGACGATATTACGACTCCGGGCGAAGAGGTTTATTGCCGGTGTAGATATCAGTACATCTATCATGTCGGAAAGCTGCCAGAAGAAATGTTGACAGCTAAAGGTAAAGAAGCGTTACAATCCAAGAAAATTACATAGGGTTAACCCATGCCAGCAACCAGCCCCGCGCAAGAACGCTTAATGCAAGCCGCAGCTCATACTCCGGGTGGCTTTGGTGGCGTTCCTCAATCGGTTGGTAAAGAATTCACTAAAGGCGAAGATGAAGCGCAAGGTGAATGGCTGGAAAAAGTAGCTTTAGCTGAAATGATTAAGCCAGATGATTCAAAAGATATACCCGAAGAACCTACCGTATTGTCTACTCCTGAATTAGAGCTAAAAGAAGATTCTAGCCTCGCGCCCGCCCCCGCACTAATAGTGGCCGGTAAAGATGACGAAGATGATGGTGGCAACCGCGAAGGCTCTCATTTCGTATTAGATGCCGCAGTCCCAATCGCTCCACAAGCTGGCGCTGCTGGCCGCGCTGCTGGAATTATGTTTCTAACGCTTGAAGGCGAAACTTTATTGATGCGCCGCGGCAATGGCGGCGATTATCCCGGCACTTTTGGTTTGCCCGGCGGCCATCAAGAAGAAGGCGAAACATTAGAAGATGCTGCGCGCCGCGAAGCCCTTGAGGAAACTGGTCTAAAGTATGAAGGCGCTCTTGAGTTGCTTCACGATGACGGCCAGTTTGCTACTTACATTGCGCGCGAAGTACCTAAATTTGACGTACAGATTTGTGATGAATCAACTGGTTTTGTATGGTGCGCGCCCGACGATGCCCCAAGACCTATTCACCCCGGCCTAGAGTATTCATTCCGAATTGCTGGTGCTAAGACTGAGTTCGATGTAGCCCAGCTTATGCGTGAAGATATCCTTACAAGTCCCCAGCCTTATGCCAATATGCACTTGTTGGCTATTCGTATTACTGGCACTGGCTTGGCATACCGTTCATCTATTGGAGAACACGTTTGGCGTGACCCATCTTTATACTTGAACGAAGAATTTTTACAACGCTGTAATGGCCTAACAGTCATTATGGATCATCCTGAAAGCGCAGTTTTAACAACTGAAGAATTTAAAGATCGCGCTATCGGAAGTGTTATGTTGCCTTACATTAAAGGCGACGAAGTTTGGGGTATTGCTAAGATTTATGATGCGCCTGCAATGGAAGAAATTGCAAGAGGGTTGATACCCGGCGAAGAAGTTAGCACATCCCCGTCAGTAGTATTTGACAATACTGCTGGAAACACTACACTTACTACTGAGAATGGCGAGCCACTCTTGATAGAAGGTGTACCATTCCTTTTAGATCATATTGCTATCGTCACGAAAGCAAGAGGATCTAAAGGTGTATGGGACAAAGGTGGCGATGCTGCTGGAGTACTTTTAACTAACCCTGAGGTGTCTGATATGACAAAAGAAATGATTGAGCCAAAGGCAGATGCCCAAGGCGAAAAACTTGATGCAATCCTGCAAGCAATTGGCAGCCTAGCAACTCGCGTGGACAGCATGGAAAAGAATATGCCTGCTGAACCGTTGGTTACTGCGTCTGACAAGAAGCGTAAAGACGAAGATGAATCTAAATCCCGTAAAGACGAAGATGAAGAAGAAGCCAAAAAAGACGAAGATGAAGAAGCCAAAAAAGATTCAGAAGGCTCTAATCCAGTAGTTCATGGTCAAGCTGGTGAAATTAAGCCAGACGAAGATGCAAAATCTGACGAAGATGAAGAAGAAGAAGCTGCTAAGGCTGATGAAGAAGAAGCGAAATATGCTGACGCTCAAGCTAAAGCTGATTCCGTTCTTGCTGCTTTCGGCAAATCTGCTTCACGTCCGTTGTCTGGTGAGGCTTTGATGTCTTACCGTAAGCGTTTATTGCGTGGTTTACAGGCTTATTCCGATTCATACAAAGAAGTGAATTTGAATTCGATCAAAGATGCAAAATTATTGGCCTTGGCTGAAAAGCAAATCTTTGCTGACGCATTGGTAGCTGCTAAGTCACCAACAATGTTCGCTGCTGACCAACTCATTGAAATTAATGAGAAGGATCGTGCTGGTCGTACAATCACTAAATTCAAAGGCGCTATGTCTGCTTGGCTGGATGATTTTAAAGTCCCTCCTATGCGCGCGACACAGTTCCATACTTCTAACAACCAAAGATAAGGAATAAACCATGTCCGCACAAATTTCTTTAAATCCAATGGCTACAACCAATGCTAAAGGTCTATTTTCGACTAACAGCAATGGTTTTACCCAAGGTGATGCACAAGACGATCCAGCAGTTAAGTTTGCGTTAGCTGGTGGCGTTCTTAGCACCGAAGCCACTACTCCACTTTGGGGTGGTATTCCTGTTCAAGAATTTGTACCTGCAAGTGGTAGCGTTTTAGGCTCTACAATTTTGCAAGCTGATAGCGAAGCAGTACCACAAGCTATTTGCGTATTTAACCAAGCATTTGCTGGTATCACAACTCCTCAGTCTACTGCTCCTTTGTATTCCCCCGGCATGACTGTAAATTACTATCGTTTAGGCTCTGGCGCGCGTATTCCACTCGCACTCGATCCAGCTTCAGTAACTTTAGAAGGCGAATTAGTAAGCACAACCGTTTATTTTGATTACACAAATAACTGGTTAACAGCTTCTATTCCTTCAGTAGGACAAGCAGCTTTGCCTGTTAAAGTATTGAAACTTAGCACCAGTAATAACAAAACCGTTTCCTATAATGGGATGACAGGTAATGCTAACTGGGTTACCGATGGTTACGTTGCCTTAGTGCAAATTTAATAAAGGAAAATTACTATGTCAGGCTTCGCACCTTCATTTGTAACAGTAAATCCGCATTTCATGATGCCTGAGCTGATTATGCAGTACAGCTTGGCTTCTGGTGCTTTCACAACACTTGCAACAGAAAATCCAATGCCACGCCTTGGTGAAGCTGATTTGTATGTGTACGCTAAAAAAGTTCAGTTGACAACTCAGGTTTCAGCTAACCAATCGACTGCTAACCAATTGCCTAGCGCATCGGTTATTCCTTCGATGATGAGTACAGCTACTTATCGCCTTCAGACACGCGCTCAGTATGACAACTTCGATGAAGCTGCTACTGGTGCATGGGGCTACGCATTGCCACAAGCTATGCGTTTGGCTGCACGTCAAGGTATCGCTCAACAATTGCGTAACGCTCTCCTCTACGGCTACAACCCAGCTAACGGCGAAGGCTTGCTCAATACTGATGGCGCTACTACAGCTAACTTAGGCGCTGATACCAATGGTAATGTTGGTTACAGCACTTGGGATAGCGGTCAGCTTGCTCAATATATGTTGAACATGATTGGCGCTTTGAAGGTTCGTACACTTCAAATCGGTCAACCATTGCGCTTGGTTTTCCTTGCTCCTCAGCGTTTTATTAGCCAAATCTCTTACTCTGGCGTAGTGTCCTTGACACAATTCCAACGTATCGGCGCTGGTGTTGA